ACTATTCATTTTCATTTCGTTTGGTTAGGCAAAGTTTAAAAAATCTTTTTTAAAACTCCAAACTAACTCCGTAATTTTTTAATAATATATTCAGCTGAGTATTAAGCCCTTCGCTCTTAGTCTCTGACATTTCAGTCATCTCTAATCCAAGGCGAAAGAATAACAGCATAAGCTTGCCAGCATCCAGGTACTGATCAGTAACCTCTCCGCTCGGATCTCCTTTGTAGATCTCCTGCTCGATCTTGAGCAATTCATCTAGCACGCTATTTGATTTCATCTTCAGCGCCTGGCGATTAAAGATCGACGGCCGGAAGTCTGCCTCGATGTGATCGATCAGTGAATTGATCAGACCAGCGTAGATGATGATCGTCTCTTTTTCTTTTAACTTTTTCATTTGTTTTTATTTAGATAGTCCTTTATTCTTTTGGTCCGAAGGAAGGCAGCCCTCCGCTCGGATCCGTGATTATTTAAGATTCGCATTAAATTGATTCTAAGCGAATGATTTAAGTCGTTGATGATAACACCAGGCAGAGTGATCGATCGCGTCTCTTGTGTCAATTCTGACTCGATCCAGGCGATGCATAGCTTGTAATTGTCTGGCAGATTTTTATTAGTGTCCATTTTAAACTGGTTTAATCTCAAACTCGATCCTAGGATTTAGCTTATCGATGTGCTTCCTCATGACCAAGACCGAACAGAGTCGATCGTTCTCGATCATGCCACAATTCTGGAGGCAGTCAAGGATTACCTTCGCCGCGTTGTCCAGGTCGGATCTGTTAGATTGGAAGTAGACATCGATCCAGATCTGGAAGGGAACGCTGATCGTTTCGCCTTTATGTTTTCTGATCTGCCACTCGAAGCTCACTTCATACTCCTTTAGATCTACCGTCTTATAGAGGCGATTCCCTCCGATCCGGTATCCGTTTGACTTGCTAGGCACCTGGCCTTTGATAGTGATGATTGTCATTATTAATACCAGGTTTTATAAAATTGTTCTGCATCTTCATCTGAGCAAGGGAATAAGTCTGCCATATAAGCAGTCATTATTTCTTCTTTGTGCATCTGCTTTGCGCTTGATTTTAACTTCTCGAATTTCTCCTTATCTGGAATATAAAATCTAACCTGGTTTAATAGCCATTCAATAGAACTTTTTTCTTTCATCTTTTTAAAATTTAGCCTCCTCGAAGGTGTGATTTATTGTATTGATCGCGCTGTCCTGGTAGACCGGCTTAAACCCTTGGAGCTCCTCGTAAGAATCAGCGATCCGGTTTGTCGTAATATCCACATAGCGATCGATCGTGCAAGTTTCCCCGTCTCGATTTTTAAGGATCACATAGTTTAGGATATTATCGTCCGGTCCCTTAGCCGTATTGTTAGCCCTGGCGTCAGTGTATTTATAGTAATCGTCGCGATATAATCCGATCACTGCGATCGCATCCTGCTCGACATTCCCGGAGCTTCTAATGTCTGATAGCTGTGGTAGTCTTGAGGATCTTCCCTCGATTCCCCTAGATAACTGAGACAAAGCGATGATCGGAATCTTTAGCTTCCTGGTTAGCTTCTGGATCTTATTCGATACGGATGAAACCTGAGCAAAGTCTGACTGATCCTTGAGCTGATTGTCTCTGATCAATTGCAGATAGTCGATTACTACCAGGTCGATTTTATTCCGCTTGGCTTCCGATGTCAGGATCATAGACAGATAATTGATATCGCGATTGTCGGAGTCATAGAAGAAGATCGGAAGTGATTTAAGGATCGACGCGTTCGAGTTGCGGATTTTAAGTATATCGTCTGGCTTCACTCGGTTAGCTTTTAAATCGCTGTATTTATAGTCGCAATTCTCGGAGCTAATAAGACGATACATGAGCGACTCCTTTGGCATCTCAAGCGAAAGGAATAGAACTCTTTTACCAGATTTAGCAGCGCTCTTAGCGTGTTGTAATCCAGCGACTGTCTTTCCCATACCTGGACGCCCAGCGATGACCGTCATTCCTTCCTGGAATCCTCCTAGGATATAATTAAGTTCACGCGATCCAGTGTCGATGCCTGAGAATTTTATCTTTCCGGCATTTTCTTCTAGGCGATTGATCACATCGTCGTAAAGATTAGCGATGTTGAATACCTCTGTCGATTCAATAGATCGCTCTAATGAGTCCATCTCCTTCTCGATGATCGTCTGTAAGTCTGAGACTTCTTTGTTATCTAGGATTGCTGCCTGGATCTTGAAGGCCAGATCGTGAAATCTTCTCTTTCCTTCTGTCTCTTTTAGCAGATAGCAGGAGTCTTCCAGGTTAATCACTCGGTCTGGCATCAATTTCAGGACCAGCTCCGAAGAAATTCCTTTCTCTTTTTCTTTGCTTTTAAGGACACGAAATACATCTGCTCTAGTGATTCTCTTATCTTCTAGCGATAGTTCCTTAAACGCCAAATATGACGCCTTGAATAAAGCGTCAGTAAACGATTCGCTATTGATTATTTTATCGGCCTCCGAAAATAAGTGAGGATAGCTGAGTAAGTGAGCGATGATGTCCTTCTCAAGGTGTAGATCGCTAAGGTTTAGCTTTATTGCCATTCGATTGGTATTATAGGTTTGTCTTGCAAGGTAGTAGAATTTTTAGAATCATTCCTTCCTGGAATAAAATTATTTTTTTTAGGAGGAAATAATCCTTGCCAGTTGTTAGCGATACTTAGATTTATAGCTTCCTCCAGTTCCTTATCTGTTTTATCTTCCCATTGTTTTACTAATTGTGCTAAACCGCTATTAGTGTATCTAGATTTTTTTTCTTTTTTATAATTAACCCATCGATTAAATAATTCATCTCTAAAACTTATAACAAAAAACCCATCTGTTTTCTCTTCTTTACTTTCTTCTTCTTTACTTTCCTTTACTTTGTTGAACGGTCGTTGAACGGTCGTTGAACGGTCGCTGCTAAGTCGCTTAGCAGCAGACTTTAAGCCAGCCTCTCTTCGCTGTTCTTTCATCTTGAAATAGGGCTCCAGATAGATTAACATTTTAGGAGAAAAGAATTTCTGCTCTGGATCCAGTTGAAATAATTCGTAGTTGCAGATCACGACTCTGATCTTCTGCTCCGACGTTCCAAACTCTTCAGCTAATAGATCGATGTCATCGATCGGATACATTAAGTCTTGCTGTTCTCTGAGCGTCTCTAAGAGCATGAAATAAATTCCATATCCTTCTAGTCCTAGCTCCTTTCTTAATCGCTTAATTTTGCGATCGTGTCTAGCGTTACAGAAGTGTGGAAAGTAATAAGCGTCTTTTTGCATAATGATAAAATAAAAAAAGCCAGTCTGCGTAGGAGTGCAAATCTGGCTTCGGTTTTTTAAACCCTTAAATAACCCAAGAACTCCTACCCTCTTGGCTTATTGTTCTCAAATTTAAAAAAGATTTTTTAATTCACAAACTATTCCTAAGAATTTAACAGTTCCGTTAATCGCTGGATCTCTGCCTCCGCTTCGCTGATCTTATCAAGGATCAGATCGAAAGCTTTGACCTCTGGATTATAATACTTCATTATCTTAGAATAGTCCGAAATCGTTTGCTGTTCGTGTGCGATTCGCACGTTTACGACAGCGTGAAAGCATTGGTCCTCTAGTGTCATTGTCTTTCCTTAATGTGACTAACTACCTCGCGCCAGTATGTAGCGTCTAGTCCGTCGATGATCCGATTTTTAATGATCAGCCTGGAGTTTTCCAGTGCTTCTTCTAGGACGTATTTCATCTGAATCTTTCCGTATTGCTTTAGATGAGTATCGCTGATATAGTTGATTATATCGTCTGCTTTTTCCTTCGCTGTCATGGCTTACAAATTTATGATATCCTCTCTTATATCTGCCCAGTGGCTAAGATCTAAATCTCCTAAAGCAATCGACTCTAAGACGATCTCAGTCGCTAAGATTGCGGAAGCGATTGCCTCCTCTTTATTTTTCTTGATCTGTGGATGCGCTTCCTGGAAACGCTTCACTAAACTTACTGCAAATTGTTTTCTTGTCATTTTATTGGTTAGATGTGGGCCAGCCTATGTGACCGGCCCGGTTTACAAATATACTAATTTTTTACTTTCCTGATTCTGTGGAAGAAAATACCTTCCAGGTATGGGAAGTCTGATTCAAATTTGTAAGCATAATCGACCGTGTAGTTATTATTTACTTTGTATCGATCAGTCTTTTCGATCATTGACTCCCAGCGGATCCTCTCGAAGATCTGCTTGGATCCTATTTTTTTGTGACCGTTATTGATCAGCAAAAAGGCGAAGCGTTTGAACTCTTCGTAGATCCTTGGATTCCTTTCGTGATACTCTTGAAATGTTAGCATCTTGTTTGAATTTAGATGAATAGTAAAGTTTTCTGTAATCCTGCTGGAGCTGGTTAGATATGTGATCCATCCAGGCATTAAAATCAAGCTTCTGCTGTTTCATATTCTTGCATGATTAATTTTAATTCCTCCATTACTTCTGGGTATTTTAGTTTCCCGTAGACTGTCTGCTGGACTAGGCCAGTGTTCCACTCCCTGGCGCTAAAGGGAAGCTTCCCCTTAGCGTTTAATCTTTCTGCTACTTCTTTGTAGATATCCATTTTTTTAATTCGTGCCATTTTCTTGGTCTGTTTTTAATTCCATGTAAGGCGCTGAGCCTATTACTTTGTACCCTTGCGATAATTTCCAGTCGCAATACCTGGTGTATTCTTCACTAGATGAGAATCTCTCTATCGTAGTATGATATCCTCCTAAGATATACTTCAAGTCTAATCTTAAAGCTTGAGGATAGACTGGTATATCTTTGGATTTTTCGCCGATATAAACCAGCCCTTCCTTTAGTCGTTCATCCATCCACTGATCGAAGTCAGTCTTGGTCTCAAAATCATTCCAGTAACTCACTGACCAATCGATTGAATTTTTAAACATGAAGCATGTGTCCTGCTTATACATGACTACCAAGGTAAATCATCTTCATCGATCACAGCTGGCTCTGTCACTGCTGGAGCCGGAGTGCTTACCGATAGCGCCTTATATTCGTTCGAAGATTGAATCTTCTCTTTGATGAAATCAGGGAAGGAATCAAAAGCTACCTGGTCAAAGTTATTGACAGAGAATACTATCTCCGGATTCATGATCGCTGGAACTTCCATTCCTTTCATTACTCCTCCGATCGAGGCGATCTCAGCGTAAGTCTTACCGCTTACCTTGGATGTCTTATGAATCACTGATAGCGTGCAAGGTTTGCCAGCTAGGACAGCAATGTCGAACGCTTTGCACTCGTCCTCTGTCAGTGCCTTTCCTCTCCAGGAATTTAAGAAGGCGCGAAGGTTTGACTTCTCAGATAGTGAGAGCGTGAACTCCTTCGATAATACAGCCGGCTGTTCTCCGTTCTCCTCTTTGTAAACTTTTAGCTCAGTCGGAAGCTCGAAAGTCAAGCGGACCTTATTAACGAATTTCTCTTCGCCCATGTAGGACTCCTTAATAGTTCCCATGTGAATCATGGAATAGCAACGTGCGACGTAAGTACCGGCCGCGATCGGCTCGTAGTTTGATCCTCCAGTCGAAGAGGCGATGATGGTTGTTTTGTTAGACATGATAATAAAAATTAAAGGTTTGAAATAATTGTGATGATTGATAAAATGCCGATCACGATCAGCGTTAGGATAGTAGCCTGAGCTACTTCAGATCCTGGGATGGTTTTTAATAATTCTCTCATAAGATTAGATGTTTGTCTGAGCTTCGTTGCTTTCGATATGCCAAAGTTACACCTTATTTTTGTATTAAAAAATTATTTTAAATTTATTTTTAAATTATTTTCAAGCACAAAAAAGCCCGGAGATAAGATCCCAGGGCTTTCTAATGTCATCTAAACCTATAAAAACACTATGAAAAACAATTAATTTCTACAAAGCTACACAATTTTTCCGTCTTTTATCATAAGATTCTGAACTTTTGATAAGCCATCTTTAATTTCTACCAGTGCAAAGCCGTGATTATGCTGGGCAAAAGGATAGTATTTCGGAGATAAGTGAGTCAAGCATCCAGTAGAATAAGAATGAATGAACTTTTTAAAGCCGTTTTTCTTGATCGTGCTCGTCGTTCTATGGACGTGACCTATCAAAGTATTACAGAAAGTTTTATTGAACGTCGTTTGTGAAGGATTCATCCCTCCAGCCATGAGCTCGTGACCATGGCAGACTAATAGATCTCCCATTTCCATACCTTGCCAGTCTTCCACCCACTCGATTTTTAAGTGATCCATACGAAAGAACTTATCAAACTGCAATTCGTGGAGGCCAGCGAACTCTTCCGCCTGGCTAAACAGATAGCGCTGGAAGCGATTCTCGTGATTGCCTGCTTTGAAATAGATCGGGATCAATGGGAAGATATCGCGAAGCTTTTGAAGAAAGTTTCTGGCCATCTCGATCTCGCGCGGAAAGTCCCTGAGATCCTTCTCCTTCTCATGCCTGGATATCGAATAGAAGTCGAATGTATCTCCGTTCAAATAAAGGCAATCGATCTCTTGATCTCTTAGATATTTTATCGCGCAGGTAAGCGCTTCTAAGGAA